TGGCGCTTGCTGTGGTGGCTGGGTTGGCTACGTACTTATCGCCCAGGCGGGTCGTGCTTTCCCGGTATTCGCCGATGGCCTTGCTTTTGTTGTCGATTAGGTATACCAGGTATTGGCCAAGGTTCTGCGCGTATTCCAGTTTGTACGTACAGTTGCTGTTCACTATGGTAAGCGCTGGGCCGCTGGTCCGTGTAATTGATACGGTAAGGTATACGTCGTTGGGTCCGATATTCGGCAGGGTTGTCATCGATTTATTGTTGGCCACCGTATGGCTTACCTGGGTCTCCAGCGGGTCCGGGTCTGGGTTGTCCAGGCCTTCGCTGAAGTTGTACGTGGCGTTGGATGGCGTAGTCGTCCAGGCGGTCCCGTTCCAGTAGTAGCCATTGAACTGCCATCGGTAAGTAACCCGGAATCCCACCGTATGGCTACCAAAGCCACCGGGGAGGATTACGTCGAAAATTGCGTCCAGCCAGTACTTTAAGTTGTTGGAGCCCGTAGGTATTACGGTGCCTATAAACTCAGCCGTGCGGGTGCTGGGTACGTTGTCCTGGTTGATTAGCGTAGGTGCGTTAATTGTGTGGTTAACCCACCACTCACGGACCGCAGCCTTTGCCATTTCTAAGCCGCCGTTCTGGGGCACTATGGAGGTGGTGCCTCCAAGTATTACCGGGTAGGCGCTGTGGTCTCCTGCTAAATCGTATTCGTACCACGTAACCGGGTTGTCGTCGTATATAGGGCGGAAGGCTATGTATCCCTGCACCTGGAAACATTGCAAGCCAAAGGTGGTGCAAATGTCATCCAGGACCTCGCGTATGTTTCGGAAGTTCCGCTGGTTAGAGGTAAGCTCATACATCCAATTCTCATAAATGCAAGCGGCGTAGTACAGCGATTCGCCACCGGCAGGCTGTTCGTCTGTGTTGGAGCCGACGTAGTAGCCCTGCTTGCAAGCTGCAATAACGAAATTGCGGAAGAGATCAAAGTAATTGCCGTAGCGCAGGATTTCTGCCAGCTGGGAAGTAATGGGCACCAAGCCGGTGGCAATCCCTCCAGAATCCAGGCGGTTGGTGGTGGCATCCAGGAAAGCAAAGCCATCGGAAGCCTCCAGGCGGATTACTCGCTGGCCGTTAATTAACTCCACAGAGCAAAGCTCCGGCTGTATCCATCCGCGCCAAAGGTCCAGGGGCCCGGTCTTGTAGACCTGGATTACAAAGCGGCCGGTGCTGTCGGTCATTAGGTCGTACAGTGGTCCGGTAATACTGTCCCGGTCTCCTATTAGGATTTCCAGGCTTAGCGTGGATGGGATTACGCCAGGCTGGTAGGCGTCGTTTGCCTGGTAGTTAATCTCCCAGTCGTAAACGTGGAACTCAAAGCTGCTCCAGGTAGCCCCGTTTAGGTCCATTATCTCGAAAGTATGGGCCGCCGTTTCTCCGATTGCGTATCTTGTCTTAGCCACCTATTCTACCTAAATCATAGCCGCTACGGCTGTTAGCCAAAAAGATATCGTTGCCTCGCAAGGTAGTGCGGCCACCGAATAGCCCGCCCTCCACGTTGCCGGTAAGCGGGTTAAAGCTGGAGCCGCTAAGGCCTGGCAGTCCCATCTGCCCGCCTACTACTTTAAAGATTTGGCCAATAGTTGCGCCGCCTCCTATGCCCAGGCTCTTAAGAATAACGGAAAGGGCAAGCGCCGCGCCGGCAGTTGCGGCCAGTTGTATGGCCATCTTCTTAAGGCTGTCTATTAACGTCTTAAAGAAATCGCCGTCTATGGTACTTATCTGCTCTTGGAGTCGCTCTATTTCCTGGCTCAATTCATTGAAACGCAGGTTTGAGGTATCCATATTTTTAAACTCTTCCTGGAGGCCTTTTAACTCCTGCTTTAAGACTGCTAAATTAAATACAGAGCTTAGGCTTTGCTGTAAAGAATTACCTAAGGTATTTGCTGTAATATCAATTAAACTGTTTAATGTCTCAAACTCCTTAGATAGGTTGCGTATTCCTGGTATAGTTTCGTGTTCCGTTTCTTGCCAGGTAATGGCAAAATTTTCCAGAGCCGAAGGGTCTAAGGCTTCCGCCATTCGGTCGCCGTAGGTAATCCAGTAGTCCGAGCCTTTAAACAGTTCCTCGTTTATCTCGCGCAGATATTCTGCGGCCGCTTCGCTATAAAAAACTACCTGCTTTAATACTTCTGGCTTGGTAAGTTTCTTAAGCTGGTTGTCGAGCTTTTCTATTTCTTTTCTAAGCTGGGCAAAGCGCGGACTGGCTACGTCGGTCTCTTCGTATTCCTTTTGAAGCTCTGCCAGCTTTTCTTTTAGTCCGCCGAGCGTGGTAATAGTTTTGGTTACGGGAGGATTAAATTTCTCGTAAATCCGCTTTAGGTCGTTTATGGCCCATTGCTGGTCGCTTATTGCTTGATTAATATCAAGCATTGCATTTTTAAAGCTTCCGCTGCTTTCCTCTCTTCCTCCGAAAAATACCAGCTTAGAAGCTGCCGTGCCTGCCTCAATGTAAAATTGAGCGGCCATTCCTAAGTCTAAAAACGACTCGGTTAGTTTGCCTATTCCGCTTACGTTTTCGCTTAGGTTTTTGCCCGCAATAGCTTTAAAGTTTTCCCACTTTACAGTAAGCTGGGTAACTTGAGTGGTGGCATCCTCGATACCATTGCCCATCTTTGCGATTTCCTCTGTGGCAATAGAGCTTACAGCTTGAGTTACCTCGGCTATGCTGGCCATTTCAGCGGAGACGCCGCCAAGTCTTTCGCGTAATTGTACGGCAGAAATACCAAGGTTATCCAGGATTAGCGGGCTCTTACGGCCAATACCGGTAACAATAGACTGAGTAAGGAAATCTACCTCCTGGCCGGTCTCCTTGGCTCGCAGTTGCGCAAACTTAAATAGGTTGCCAAGCTCAGCAATAGGTATACCGAAGTTGCCCGCTTGGATGGCGCCCTGTAATAGCTTTACGTCGGTGACCATTCCCTTGGTAGCCCGGCGCAAGCCTTCCATATCTTTGGCGTCTCCGAAGCGCTTAAAGCCCTGCTGAGCTGCTGCCAGTTGGTCGCCAAGTTTCACGGCTTCCACCGTGAAGTCTTGAATCATTCCGACCGCAAAGGTGGCGCCAATTACGTTACCGATGTTCTGGACGTTCTTGGATAGCGCTTGCAGGTCGCGGTCCATATTCCGGATACCGTTTCTAAACTCCCGGGTGTCAATCCCGAAGAGTAACCTACTTACTATCGTGTCCGCCATCTTTTGCTATTTTAAAAAGCTCGCGGATACCGGAGCTGTATTTTTCCTCTTCGAATTTAAAGAAGTCCGTAGGCTTAAGCCCGGACCTCTTTGCGTTGCCGCTAAAGTTTGCCACCACCGTGGCGTGCCATCGCGTGCGCTTCCAGGTATCCTTTTCGCCCTCTGTGTAAGCCTCCAGTACCGCCTCGACCTCTTCGCTTGTTAAGCTTAAGGCATCGGCTTTAGATAGGCCTATTCTCCCGAGTAGGAGACCCAGTAATTTTACTGGGCCTCCGTCGGGAAAAAAGGGGCGTTGAGTAACGCCGGGAGCTCGTGTACATCGTTGGCGCCAATTTCTAAAGTAAAGGCCTCAAGCGTAGGCCGATCGGCTTGATTCCAGTATTTCTGCGCGTATAACAGAATTACTGTATCCTTCAACCCTAAACCATCGCCGAGGTCGGCCATTTTCTTGCCGCTCAATTCCTCAAACATTAACGCCGCTCCCAGCGTGAACTTCATTCCCTTTTCCATTTTTATGCGTTTGTAGATTTAACCAATTCGCCAGCACCTTGCAGGCTAAAGGTGAAAGTACCGTTATCCTTGTCCGGCTGTGAGCTGGAGAAAGAAGTAAGTACAGCCAAGCCAGTCAAAGCGCTTTCTCCTACGACTGGCGTAACTGATCCAGCAGCGCAGGGGGTCAATTTGATAGTAACAGTTGTGCCTACCAAAGTGTACAAGTCGTCCGGGTTCCACTTGCTGGCGTCGTCGTCTCCAAAGATAGCAGAGCCGGAAGCGGTCCAAGTGCGTGCATTTGGTACGTAGGTGCGCCAAGTTGCGGAGTCCTTGCTGGTTGTCTCTCGTGTGTCGCTCGTAATTTCAAACGAGCATTCCGTTTCATTGGCAAATCCTTTGTAGGTAGTGCCGTCTGTGGATAGTAGTACGCGAAATTCGGTACCGGAGTTGGTTGCCATAATTAGGTAGTTTTAATGGTAAAAGTGAAATCGGCTGCCAGGATTACGGTTTCTTCGTCCTGGTTGTATAAAGTCTGTAGGTTCGTCATCCAAGCCGAAAGGTACGCAGCATTGCCGTTGGCGGCAAGGTACGTGCGGATGGATTGCAGGATGGTCTGGGCTGTATCAGCGTCCGTGTGGTATATGTATACCTGGGCGTTCGCATCCTGCATCTTGTAGCCGTCCTTTGTCTCGGTAATGTCCAGGCTGTCCAGTTGCAATACTATGTGATTGGCTGTGGTTCCCTGGGGCGCTGCCATCGCGTATACCGGCAGCGCTTGAGCGGCAAGTAAAGAGTCTCGAATTATCTTTAGGTAGTTCATTTAAACGCTTTCCTTAAAGATTTTTGAAAGTGCCGTGTGCCCACTCGGTCAATTTTAGCACGTGTTTGCTTGCCTTCCTTTTCCCAGGCCTTGCCCATAAAGTCTTTGGCTTCATAGAACTTGGACCCGAAAAGCTGCATAAACGGGTAGGCTTGCCGATTTTCCTTAACTGCGGTTACTCGGGTAGGTCCGACCCAAACTCCTATCTGGTCGCGCCATACTTTAACTTTGGCGCGTGTTATTTTAATAGCCTTCCAAAGATTTCCAGTACCTGGTTTTTTCACGTCAGCATAGGCTTCCTGCCGGGCTGCGTTACGTACCGGGGTAGCTTCTGCCCGGAGCTCTTTGTAAAGTTCCTGCAAGCGGATTTTTTCCGGAGCATTCCGGATATCCTGCCTAAGCTTTTCAAAGCCTTGTATACCGTTTTTAGGCATTGTCTTTGAGTCGGCTTTTAATTAGTGTGTACCGGCGCCGTCCCTCGGGTAAGGCGCTTAGCACTTCGTACCGTTGTCCGTTGTGATCCAGCTCCCAGGAGCCCAGGACGTCGGTCCGGTAACGGACGCGCCACAGCACCACGGCCGAGCTTTGCATTTGGTCCGATACGAAAGCCTCCGTGCCTGCCTGCTCTCCGATTACCATCTGGGCGTAACAAGTCCCAGCGCTCGCAAAGGAGCGCAGCACCTGCCCGCTGTTGTTTGTGGTAACGGTTGGGCTGTACAGAGTGATTCGGCGGTCTAAGGTCACAGCGTATTCTTGTAACGGAAAAGTACGCGGTCAAAAAAACGGGGGGCGTTCTGCGGCAAATCGTCGCCGTAGTCGTAGCCGTACTTCACACGCTGGTAGATAGCGTGTATAATATCTTTAGGAGTGTTCGCTCCGTAACCGGCTGCGTAAACTACCTCCAGCTTTTCCCCTTCAATGGAGGGGGTTAGTACGCCGTTAAGTAGCGTGTACTCCGTATCGGCTACATCGTCCACCTTCACGTGCGTAATAGCACCGAGCGGCCAAAAGGGCAGAGTGTAATACTCTGCCCAGTTGGTCACCACGGTAACAGTTGCCGTACCTACTACCACCTGCGCGTAGCTCAGCGCTTCCTCGCACGCGGCGTTATATAGGAAGGTGAGTAAACTATCGTCTGCTGAGTTGTCGACTCGGCAAAAAGCTTTAACCTGGGTAAGGTCAATAGCTGCAGGGGTGTAGTTGGCTGTAGTCATTTAGATCGTTACGTCGTCAGCGATTACGAAGCTCTTTTGGCGCAAAATTGCAATGTCCATAAAGCGCTCCACGTAGATACGTACAGTAGAAGAAAGCATTTCAGTATAGGGGTCTACCAACAAAGTAGCACCACCCCAGAAGCCGAGCTGTACGTCTTCGAAGTTACCAAAAAGCAAACCGTACGTGTCGGGCGTGCCGGTAGTCTTCTTGCTCAAGGTCGTTGAGTAGATGTTGTAACCGTTGGCGGTCTGGACTGGGTCCAACATACCTTCTACCAGGAAGCGGCCGGAGCCTGCGTCTACCTTGGTCTTTTTCAATTTGGCTACTACGTTGGGGTGGGTAACGTAGCCCAGGCGTCCGCCCAGGGCGTTGTTAGCGGCCAGCAAAGCCTCCATATCTACCAGGTCGTCGTAAGAAATAGCACCGAGGGCCAAGTCTTGAGCGGTTCCGTTCAATGCGGTGTAAATGCCGGTAGGTTGGTTGGAGCTTCCAGTTCCAGTCAACACAGCAGCCTCGAGGCCTTTGTTAAACGACTGGTTCAATTGGTTAACCATACGGGCCTGGATACCTTGGCTGTATTCCTGTGCCAGCAATTGGTTGGATACGGCGGCTGCGATTACGGCGCGTTTTGGGCTCATCGTGATAGTCGAGAACGTCAAGTCCTGGGCAGAGGCTGCTCCGGTCTCAGTGTTCCAAGCCAAAGTGTAGTCGGTATCCTGGACGGGGAACTGTACGTTTCCTACCAAATTCTCAGCTACAGAGCAAAGGCCCAGCATCGGGGTGTTGGGATACAAAAAGTCAACATAGCGTCCTGGGTCAGTATAGACCAAGTCTCCGCCCAAGTTGCCGCCGGTGCCTCCGGTTACGGTGTTGGTACGCATTTCTTTATTCAAGAAGTCGGGCAAGTGTACGGCGCCCATCTGTGCGTCGCGGGTGTCCAAGCCCAAGCGGCGGCGCTCGGCCAGACCTTCCTGGTTCATTTCGGCTTCTACGCCAGTCAGCTTACCGCTGCGGGCTTCGCGGATTGCCTTAACAATGTTAAAGCGTGCCATATCGCGCTTTTGTGAGGAGCTCAAGCCTCCGGCCAAAGCCGAGGCGTCCACTCCAGCTGCGGGGTTTTCCGCAGACTCTTGGTGTTGGTCCATATTAGTGGGGTTTAAAATTTCGGTTTCTGTTGGTTCTACCACCTCGGCCGCGAGGGCGCTCTCCAGGCTTCGCATCGCCACAGCGGTAGAGGGATTTGCCCCGCGCGGCGTGAGGCTGATATCGTAGATTTCGGCTACCTCTGTGATAACGCGGGTAGGCTTTTCGCCTTTTACATTCTCCCAGCGCTCAGACTTTACAGTAAAAGCCCAAGAGGCTTGGTCCAGGTCGCCGCGTTCGATTAGGGTGCGGGCTTCCTTTCCGGTGTTGGTCTCGGGTGCGCTGAACTCAAAGTAAAGGCCCTGCTCATCTGCGCGAAGCTCCAGCGTGCCCTTGCCTTTGTTCCGCCGTGCCAGCACGTGGTCGTAGCTGTGGTTAAGCAGCGCGTGAATATCGTAGCCGTCCAGGTCTTTAAAGGCGCTGCGCTCGATTCGCTCGTTAAAGGCGCCCATATCGTAGGCCTCATAGTTGGCTGCATAGCCAAAGATTAGGCCCTCCTGGCTTCCGCCGTTAAGCGGTAGGCTCCTGGTCTCCCTCTCTGTTGATTGTGCCATTTTGGATATCGTTTGTAGGTGACATATGCAAGGGCTTGTTGTATTCGTCCCCGTCTTCGATGGGGGCCAGGCCTTCGCTCTTGCGGATTTCGTTGGCGCTGATTGCGCCTATGTTCCAGTAGCTGACGTTGCGCTGAACTTGCGCGAGCATATCGCCACGCATTAGGCTCTTTAGATCCAGTTCAAACTCCAGGTTTCCAGTTACCAGCTTGTTCGTGAATTCCATTTCGATGGCTTCGCAAAGCGGGCGGATACAGTCGCTTACGAACTGTGCGTTTTGGGCTTCTATTGAACTGTTGAAGCTGGAGCCCTGGAGGTGGCCTACCTTATGCGGGGGCACCTTAAAAATGCGGCAGATTTCCTCAACAGAAAAGCGCATCGACTCAATGTATTGCGCGTCCTGCATCGAAATGCCTACGGCCTTGTACTCGGCGCCTGCAGTAAGTACGGCAGTCTTCCCGCTGTTGGAGCCGCTGTACCGGCGGTCGAACTGGTTGCCCAGCTCCCGCAAGCGGTCCACGTCCCGGATAGAGCCGTCCAGTTGCAGGATTCCCTTGGGCATTGCACCGTTGCCGTAGAAGCCGCCGAGGTGCTTATTCGCAGCCATCGCGGTTCCGATGGTCTCCTTTGCGTAAATGATTGGAGAAAGCCCGTTGATTCCGTCAATAGTCCACGCCTTTAGGTGGATTATCTGGGAAGGCTGCAGGCGCATAGTAACGCCGCCAGGCAGGTAAAGGCTGTAAATAAGGGCTCCGCTGGTGGTGTCGATGGTCACCAGGTCCGTATCGATTAGCTCCAGGGCAGTAATGCGGCCGCGGCTCCGGACCGGAAGTATGTAGGCGTTACCACGAAGCAAAAGGCTGTTAATGATTGCCTGGCGCCAGTAGTAAGAATTGTAAGCCTCGGAAGGCTTGCGGCTTACCAGGCGGTCCAGCTCTGAACTTACGCGGGTCTTACCGTCTTCGCTCTCCGCGTAAAGGTGGAAAGGAAGGGAGGCAATGGTATCCGAAATAAGGGAGACGCAGGCAAATACTGCCGATACAGTAGGGGCGTTGTTGCTGTTGACGTTTTCGCCCGCGTTGGTACTTGTGCCGCCGATTAGCTGGTATAGCCAGGGCTTCGGGGAAATAATGCCGCTAATAGAGCGGGTCACTCGTTGGAGTAGGGTGGCCATTGCGCAAATATTACGTATTACATTCTATCAATGCAAGCTACACAAAAATAATATCTTCCGTTTGGTAGACTGACTGGTTCGCCTGTGCGTTGTGTACGTAGCCGGCAAGGGCAGTAATAAGGGCGGCCGTGCCGTCTATCTTATCCGGCGCGTTCTTTTTGTTGAACGTCCAGTTATCATTCTTATCGATTTGCAGGGTGGTGTTGCTGATATGCCAGGCCGTCACCGGGTTGCCGTCGTGGCCTATGCGGCGCTGCTGGACCAGGCGGTAGAGTAACTTCATCGGCTCGTTTATCATTAGGACGCCCTGCCGCACCTCGAAGCAGAACTTCGCCCCGAATTTCTGCCGCACCTGGTCAATAGTTTCCGCCGCGTTCCACGGGTCAAAGAATACAGCTTCTACCGGCCACTCGTCGCAAATCTCCAGGATACGGCGGACGCGGTCCGGGGTGGTGTTTACTTCCCCTGGTAGTATTTCTACGTGCCCGTTTTTCTCCCAGTTCCGGACCAGGTTGGGGTACTTGTTTTTTCTTTTGTTCATTGAGTGCTCCGTTATTTGGTAGTACTGCTTTGTATAAAAGCGGTCGGTCCCGTCCCAGAAAAGCAGCACGTAGGCGGTCCAGTCGTTAACAGCTGCAAGGTCGACGCCGAGGTAGCACCTCCAGTTCGCCAGGCCGATGGGCTCCTTAGCCGCGCAGCGGTTCCAGGTTCCAAGTTCAATGTACGGTTGTGCGCTGCCTGCCCATTGGTTTAGGTGCAGCTTGCGCAGGGATAGTAGCGTAGGTTCGTCGTGCTTGGCCGTATTACTCAGCTCTTGCAGGTACTCCATCGTAACAGTAACGCCCAGGCTTGGGTTGGCCTTTGCCCAGACCTCCGGGCTGTGCGGGTCTTCCGTGTCCTTGGCGCCGTAGATTATCGGCAGAAAACTTTCATCTTCGATATCGCCGCTCAATACCTTGGTAGCATATTCGTGCCACTTGTGGGCAAAGGTGAAGGCGCCGCCGGCGGTAGTAATAGCTACCATCTGAGACGGGCGCGCTGCCATCGACGTGCGCAAAGCCTCCCACAGCTCCGGGCCCTTGTGCTCGTTCCACGCGTGGACCTCATCGCAAAGAATTAGCGACGGGTTGGCGCCGTGGTTGCTGAGGCCGTCGGAGGTAATAGTCTTAAGGAAACCCGGCTTTCCTTGTAGGTGGATTTCCCGCCGGTAGGGTATTAGGGCCTGCTTCAATACCGGGTTCATTAGGATAGTGTTGCGGACGTAGCCGAATAAGATACCGGCCTGCTCCCTGGTGGCCGCCGCGATTATTACCTGGGGGTTGCTGTTCTCCTTCCAGCCCTTCAGTAGGTGGGCGATTGCCAACATAGCAATGAAGGCGCTCTTCCCGTTCTTCCTGGGGATTTCGAGCCAAACCAGGCGCTTGCCTTCGCTCCGGCGGATTAGGTCCTTCTGCCAGTCCATTAGCCGGACCGGGGTTCCGGCCTTTGTATCCTCCGTAAGTACACAGTATTTCTCGATAATATCCTCGGTCCAGGTCATAGGTCCAGCGTCATCTGATTATTAATTTCCTTTTGCATTTTTTCTATCATTCGTTTGGCCTGGGCCAGGGAGGCTATGGCCGGGTTGGCTCGTATGGTCATCTGCCCGCGGTCGGTGTAGGCTTCGATTATTGCGCCGTGCTTTTCGATGGCCGCTTCGCAGTCGGCTTTAATCTTTAGCCAGGTTTCCAGTTCGGTTTTCATAGGAAGGGGAGTTTGAGGTCGTCGAGCTCGAGTTTTTGCGAGGCTGACGCGGACCGGGCGCCGTCTTGGTCAAGGTTCGACCCC